GCCCGCAAAAGCGAGCCAGGGAAAATAAGTGTGGCGCGTTGTACTGGATTCGAACCAGTGACCGATTGCTTAGAAGGCAATTGCTCTGTCCGGCTGAGCTAACAACGCATGATGCAGATAATGGACCGCCATCGGGGACTTGAACCCCGCGCAGCCAGCTTCGAAGGCTGGCGCTCTTTCCTGATGAGCTAATAGCGGTATGTGATGGTGGCCCTTGCTGGATTTGAACCAGCGACCTGGCGATTATGAGTCGCTCGCTCTCACCACTGAGCTAAAGGGCCGGGAGCCGCATAATAACGACGCGTAATTAATTCTTCAATATCATCCGTTCTGGCTGACTAAATCCTGTACTTCCCGAACCGTCTGCTCAAAACGTTCAGTCTCCAGCTCAACGCCAATTGCACGACGCCCGAGCGCCAGTGCCGCTTTCACTGTCGAACCCGACCCCATGAAAAAATCTGCAATCAGGTCACCCGGACGACTGCTAGCGCTGATTATCTGCTGCAGCATTTCTGCCGGTTTTTCGCACGGATGTTTCCCGGGATAGAACTGCACCGGTTTATGCGTCCACACATCGGTATACGGCACCTGCACCGTCACGCCAAAATACCGCCGCAGATGCTTATATTCACTCAGCAGTTCCATATACTGCCGGTTCAGCTCACTGTATGTGCTGACCAGTTGGTAATGGGACTTTTCCAGTTCTCCCCGCTGATGTTTCTCTTCTGCCACCCGGGCAAACAGCGACTGTAATTTCAGATAATCGCTTTCGTTCGGTAGCTGCCACTGACTGGCACTGAACCAGTGCGACACCATGTTTTTCTTTCCTGTGGCATCTGCAATCTGTTTTGCCGTTATCCCAAGAGCAGCACGCGCATCACGAAAGTAAGAAATCAGCGGGGCCATCACATGCTGTTTCAGTGCCCTGCCCTTCGCCTCATCGCCATCATCTTTCGGACGATACGGCCCCTGATAATGTTCCGCGAACAGAATGCGTTCTGTGGCCGGAAAATACGCCCGCAGGCTTTCCTTGTTGCACCCGTTCCAGCGTCCGGACGGCTTCGCCCAGATAATATGGTTCAGCACATTGAAGCGTTCACGCATCATGATTTCAATGTCAGATGCCTGGCGATGGCCACAGAACAGGTAAAGACTTCCGGCAGGTTTCAGCACCCGCCAGAACTGCGCCAGACACTGGTCCAGCCACTTCAGGTAATCATCGTCGCCCTTCCACTGGTTATCCCAGCCCTCGGGCTTCACTTTAAAGTATGGCGGGTCTGTGACTATCAGATCGACAGAGTTTTCCGGTAAGGTCTGGATAAATTCCAGGCAATCAGCGTTGATTAACTCACAACTGGATATTTTTACAGTATTAGCCATAGATCAATAAGCACTTCTCTGATAGGCTCATACCGCTTTTGCGCAAAGCAGATGGGCCTGAGGTTTGCTTGTGACCCCAACGCATGAGCAGATGGCTGGCAGGTGCCGCTAACACCCACCAGCCGCCCATTACCACAAATAAAAAAGCCTTCACTGAGGAAGGCGTCTGTAACAACCGAACTGATAATCTGCCAGACCCGCCATAACAAGCTGGGTCAGTATTAACTGGCAGCGTTCGCGTGAAAGATAAGTGTTCTGCGCAATTTCCCCGGCGGTCGCCGGTTCGGTGACGCTTAATTCATTAAACACCACTCTGGCGGTTTCGGTCATATCCTGCTGTTTTAGCATGCCTTTTTCCATTTTCCGGTTAACGTGACATACCAATAACTCTTGTCGAAAAAGCCAGCAAGTTGAAAGACCGGTATTAGCAACCACCAGCGCGTTTAACGCCCCGTGCCGTTTTTCAGTCATAAAAAAACCCGCAAAAAGCGGGCTCTTTCAAATGTCCATGTCTGCTATTCGCCTCGCGGTACAGCTTTGCGAAGCTTACCGGAATTGAAGCAGTTTTTACGTCAAAAAGCAATAACTTTTTTCTCTATACCAAAAGCCATAACCATTGGTTTGTACAAAATAAATTCTGCCACCTTTAGCCAATGCTCAATGCGTCTTTCACAGGTTCTTAAACTCCATTCCGGATGTGCATCATTCAGCAGTTCAGCCATTTTGCGCTTAGTCATCCCCCGCCCCACATAACGCTGACTCAGAACATTGAGCAGCCCGGGATAACCTGCCAGTACTTCACCAATAACCCTGTCGATTATTAACGCCTCTGAATCGGTACAATGTGCCAGCCAGCTTTTTTGATTGCCGTTGATCATATCCCGCAAAAAAGCCTCAAGTTCAGGTTTGTCCAGACCCGCTTTTTTCATCCTCCGGAGCGCCTCGTTAATTGCCGTTTTTGTCAGCTTTTTAGAGGTCAGTAATTGGTTGAACATATTTCCCGTCTTACCGTCGCCAATATACGACCAACGCCCCCACATACGCAGTTTCCCCTGGATCCAGACACTTTCCAGCGTTTTCAGGCGTAAATGCTCACCGCTTTTGCCTGTAATTTCCGGGTATATCATATTTATGCTCACTCACTTTCAATTTTGTAAATCTTCACGCCCAGCCGCCCACCAGAAACGAGCTGACCGCGCACAATATTGATTTCATCAAACTGCTCGTCGTCTATAAGTAGTCCGGCATGCGTAAGCGCATCCAGTGGTGCCTTCAGGATATTGTCCAGGTCGCGGCGGCGCTTATCCGGTGGCTCTGCAATAATCTTTATCGCCAGCCTTCCGGACAGGTTTAATTTCAGCCGCTGCTGGCGAACAATAAGTGCCACATCCCGGCGATAACGCTCACCGGCTTTTGACACAAAATATGTGCTGCCACGACGACGCCAGTAGGTGTTCACCGTCGGCGGGTAAGGCAAAACAAACTCTATACGCATCAGTAACCTCTTTTACCCGAGCACGCCGGTTGCAAAGGCGCGATCAAGAAAACGAAAAATTAAATCAATCTGGGAACCATGCTTTTCTTCAAATGCCAGCGGATCAGCATGAAGTTCGTTGTGATGCTCCCGGCACAACGGTAGCGTGAAAATATCGTGGGCTTTTGTCCCTATTCCGCCCTGACCATGACCAATCAGGTGATGGGGATCGTCGGCTGGCTTACCACAACACGCACACGGCTGTGTCTTTACCCAGCGCGTATATTTCTCATTTACCCAACGGCGACGTTTAGGTCGCTTCATTAAAGATTCCGGAGACTCCGGATCAACAGCAATGCTGACCACCGTCTTTTCCTGTGGCGGGTTCTGTTGCTGGTGGGCATGAGGCAGCGGCGCAAGATTTTTTGTGCGCTGTTTCAGTATGCTGGTGGCGGTCTGCTCTCCCGGCACGATGTCGCTTTCACGGTACATTGAGCGGATTTTTTCCGCACGCAACCCCAGCGAACGACGTAATACCGCTTCCGGTAGCGCGTCCGCCACCTGATTGCGGACCGCCCACCAGGATAATTCAGCCAGAGATAATTCACGCTCCTGCGTACCGCTTATTGCGTGACCGATGACGTCAATCATCCAGGCTGTCAGATTTTGTTGAGCAAGCTGCCCGAGTGATTCGGATGTCTGGTCGCGCAGCTGGTTGTCACAGTGCCAGCACAACACCATCGCGCCGGTACCATAACGGTGAATGACGGTTTCGCTGTGATGATAATCGCCGTGTGGCCACTGGCAGGATTTAATATGGCGCAACAGCCAGTCAGACAATGCACCAGCAGCACGAATCACCCGTGCGTTACTGAAAAACGGCAGCAATGTTTTGTCTTCCACTAGCGGCTGGCGAACGGCAGGAACAACCCCGGACGGCAGATTACGCATGCTTTTCGGTTCCGGCTCCACCAGTACCCGGGTATTGTGGAATACCGGCATGGATTCACGGCCCGGCTTAACGATCACCAGCCCGAGTTCCGGTACCAGAACAGGTCGAAGTAATACCCGCACGTTACCTCCAGATGCGTTGCTGGAATGTGCGGGACGGACGCGGCGGGCGTTCGGAATAAAGGAGCCTGACGTAGATTATCCAGTGACGGTAGTCGAGGCTAAGGGCTTTCTTAAACTCATACCCACGTCTGCGGTAGTTATGAATCAGCCATTCGGCCTGTTCTTCAGTGCAGGGATCGTGCTGATACCAGTCAGATTTGAATGCATGAGAACGCCGCCCGTGCCTACTGGCAGGGGCGGCAGAGTTATCCGAATTGTAAAATTTGGTATCGTGCGCCATCTGTTTTCTCTGCTGGCGCAGCAGGTGCCAGTTGTTCAGGCTGACGTGCGAATTGTAAACCAGAATGCCAGGAAAAAACAAAACCCGCCGAAGCGGGTTAAGTGCGGGTGCGTTGAGGATGCCTGACTCATCAGAGGTGGCGAGGGATTTCTCCCTCGCCTGGTCTCTTACTCCTCAGGTTCGTAAGCTGTGAAGACAGC